TGCTGCGCATACGTCTGCTCGGTCAAGAACACGCCGCCCTTGTCGTGCGACGTGCGGATGCCCGTGTGCACGTGCACCGGGAGTTGCATCTCCCAGGCACGCAGATAGAACGACGTGTCCTCACCCCACGCTTCCGCACGGTGCGGATGCGGGATCTTCGTGAACCAGTTCTCGCCGAACTTGTCCCGCATCCGCTCGAGGATGCTGCGATGGATGAGCACGCATGCGGCACCCGAGGTGTCGCACTTCACCAACGTGTTCAGCGGATATTCGTAGATCCACTGGAACCCGATGATCTCGTTCTCGTTCTCCTCATTGAACTCCCACCGGGAGAGCGTTGGGAGATATTCGAAGAGGTCGGCGTTCGTTTCCTCGTCGTACCCGACAGTGCTCAACGCGAACGCGAGCGCACCGACGATCGGGCGTGTGACCGGGTCGGCAACCTGCAGCAACGACTCGAGGGCGTTGCGTGGAAAACCCATGTCGGCGTCGACCAACCACAGCCACTCCGCGTTGCCCATGAGGAACATCTTCACGATCTCATTGCGGGCCTTGTCGATCGACCCGGACCGTGATCGGCGTTCCAACATCGGGAACAGTTGCCCGGTCCGCATCAGTTCGTAGTCACGGCATCGCCAGACGGACGCCATGAACGCAACCGACGCGTCACCCGGATGGATAAAAGAAAGTTGGACTACCGGATGGGAAGAAGTCTTCGGGCCTCGCTCCCCGGCCGCACGACGTTCCTTCCGGTTCAAGCAGTCTCCAAGTCATCGGTTGCGACCGCGCGCTCGACCGGGGCCGGCGGGGCGTCAGCGACTTCTTCTTCGGGCTCGGGCTCCGGTTCGGGCTCGGGCTCGGGCTCCGGTTCGGGCGTAACGTCTTCGCCCAACGCAGCGCGGCACAGCGCAATCTGTTCCTCGATCGCAGCAATGCGACCAGGGTCCGGGGCCTGTCCGCCGGGCAGCACGTGCTTCGCCATCTCCAACTCTTCTTCGAGAGCAGGAAGCAGGCTCGGGTCGATCGACATTTTTTCCTTTCGGTCCTTCAAATCGGGCACCACATCGCGCCTTCTCTCTGTTGAGAAGAGAGGAGGAGCCATGTGGAAGTGCCCGAAGTGCGGAGTCATGCGGCCCGAAGAACAGCACCTTGATTGGTGCGATTACGACGGACCCGAAGACGACGAATGAAATCCGGGCTTGCGGGGGAACGGTCGTCATTGCCCGTTCCCCCGCGAAGCTCAGATCAGAAACTCGGGGTCGTAAGACCGGTACCCGAGATGATCGACACGGACTTCGGCTGACGCTCGGCCGTGAAGGCGAGGTAGCCGTAGACCTGCAGACGAACTTCGAGGTTCGCCGCGTCGGTCTGCTCGAGGACACGGGTCTTGACACCCGACTCCCACAGGTACAGGTCCGAAGCGCGCATCACCAAGATGCGGTCCTCGTTGGTGCCCGCACCAAGGTTGTTCGGGATCGACGGGTCGGTCAGGACCGGGACGCCCTGGATCGACCCGACAATCTCCTGCGACACGACGCCGCCGAACTGACCCATCGCGTTGGTCGGACCCTGGGCCGACGGCACGATGAGCGGACGGTTGCTGGAGTCGAGCGCCGCGAGGCACCACGCCCAACGGGTCGGGTGCATCACGATGACCGTCGGAGCGAGGTAGCGGTTCGTGTGAACACGCTGAATCGCGTCCGCCAGCTTCGAGTACAGCAACGCAACCGTGGGAGCGGTCGACGTGAACGTCACCGTGTTGGTGTTCGACGCCTGAAGGATGCCCTTGACCTGACCCGAAGCGTTCGAGCCGTTGATCACCTGGACATCGACGTTCGTCGCGTACGCAGCCAGAAGGTCCGCGAACACGACCTGGTCGAAGTTCACCGGCGACTGGTCGAGGAGCTGGATCGCCATCTTCTGCTGACCAGCGATCGTCTGCACCGGAGCCGACACGGACGTGTCCGCGATGTCGGTGTTGCTGACGCTCTGGTTGTCCGCCGTCTGAATCGCGGTCGTGACACCAGTGCTGATCTTCGGGATGTTGATCGAGTCCGTGCCCTGCGGAAGAGCAAGGTTCGTGACCACGTTCGCGGTGGGGCGAGCCGCACGCGCGAGCGCGATGTAGTCCTGCATCAACCAGGCCGGCGGAACGAAGTACCCACCGGAACCGTCGGTACGGCTCAGGTCACGGTATTCGGGCTCGGTCGCAACCTCGGCGGCGTGACGCTCCAAACGCATCTGCGCGTCACGGTCCGCGAGGAGCTTCGCCTTCGCCATGTCCTGCAGGTACGAACGGCCGTTGCCCTTCTCGTACGTGCGGGCTTCCTTGCCGACACGGATCTGCCCCTCGAGCAGCGCAGCCCGGCGGACGGCCGCAGCCGCGTTGCCGGAACGCTTCTCTTCGTCAGCCAGTTCGGCGATCCGCTCGTCGCGGGCCGCGATCTGCGTGTCGACCTCGGCGATCTGGGTGGTGAAGCCGCGGAACTCCGCGTCCTCGGTGTCGGTCAGGTCTTCCCGACCCTCGTCCTCGGCGACCTGCATGACAGCAGCCCGCTTCTCGACGAGCGATTCACGCGACTTACGGGCTTCCTCCTGAAGACCGATCAGCCGCGCCAAGCGTTCGCTTGACATATGGATTCCCTCCATGGGAGTTGATGTGTTGGTACGGACGGGTAGCGACCTGCCGCGCGCGAGGAACAACGAGCGCGCGCGGAGCGACCGCGCGCGGTGTTGTCTGTCGTGCGACGGGGAGTGCTGGGCCGTCAGGCGTCGAGCGATGCGACGGCACGCGCTTGCGCGACCGTCAGCCGACGCTGCGGCGCTTCGTCGTCCGTGACGATGCCGCGTTTCCGGGGCGCACTGTTACGCCAGCCGGTGAAGATCTCCGCAGCTGCCGCACGACGAGTCGCGTCGGCGTCCGCTTCGACCTTCGGTACGTCCAAGTCGGCAAGCGGTGCCAACTCGGCGATCTTGTTGTCGCGCTCCTCGATGAGTGCATCGAGGTGTGCGATGTCGGAAGTGATGCGGCGGAACTCGGAGTCCTCTTCGCCGCTCAGGTCATCCCGACCCTGGTCGTCCGCAACCCGCAGGATGCCGGACCGTTCGGACAGGAGCCGGTCGCGTTGCACGCGCGCCTCGTCCTGCAGGGCGAGAAGATGTTCGATGCGTTCTGCAGTCGTCATGGTCCCTCTCAGATGTCCAGCAGCGCGAGCCGCTTCGCCTGGGCGAGCGACAACGTCGGGACGATCAAGCTGCGCATCGATCCGTCGCTGTTCCAGTCGGACGGGATCTCGCTCGTCAGGCCGAGCGCGTGCGCCCGGGTGATGATGTGCCGGCGGATCGCGTCGTGCGATGCGCCACCCCGACCGACGGCGTGGATCGCGTCGTGCAGATCCTGCTCGTTCTTGATCGGGTACGACCCGTCGGGCATCGCCTCGCCGTCCTTCGCCATCTGCTGGCGATCAGCCGCCGAGTAGTCCGCGCGCGCCTCGTTGTCGGTGTCGGCTGACCGGCCGGCCACATCGTCATCGGCGTCGGGAATGTCCGAGCCGTTGAGGTCGAGCAGGTTGTCGAGCAGCATCGCAGCCGCCTGCACCATCGGCAGTTCGACCGCGTCAAGCGCTCGCAGTTCCTGCTTCGCCTGGTCCGGATCGATCATCGCGAGTTGCCGCACCAACGAGCGCAACTGCAGGCTCGTCTTCGGTTGTGCGCCGTTCGTCACGATCGACACGTCGCCCCGATCGAGGGATACCTCAAGCAGCCGACGTTCGGTCTCTTCGTTCGCCCACTTCTGCCGCAGCGTACGGAACGCGAACGACATCTGGTTGACATCACCGCGCTCGACCTTGACGCGCAGAGCCTGCACGTCAGGGTCGCGAAGGTCGAGGTCCGCGCGCGGGCGCAAACCTTTCCCGTCGGTGCGCAGTTCGAGAGTGCCGGACGAGGTTCGTGCGATGGGCAGACCGGTGCCACTCTCGCCGTGGTTCAAGTTCAATACCACGTCCGGCTGCAACGCCAGCGTCCGGTCAAAGGCTTTGGCGTCGACATATTCCGTCCACCCCCCCGGTGCGTCCGGCCCGCCGTACATGTCGTACGGGGTGTCGAACAGGGAGGCGTAGCCCTCAAACTTGAGGGAGTTACCACTCTCGCGCAGCTCGAAGTCGGTGAGACCGATGCTGCGACGTTCGGTTGTTCCTTGCAAGCGCTCGGCGCGCGTACTGAGAGTCATCCGTGACTTCTTTCAGTTGCCAGAGGACGGTCCGTCGCCTGTCGAGGTCGACGGTCCATCCGAAGTACCGCCGCTGGCACCAGCGCCAGGCAGAGGCTTGTCGTCAATGCCAGGCAACGGCGGCATGTCCTCGACCGCGCGCGCCTCGCTGGGAAGCTCGAAGTTGTTGCGGATCGCGATCTGGTGCGCTTGGTAGCGCGTCAGCAGGTCGCTGCGCAGCAGTTCCTTCGTGTTGAACCGCACGTATGTGCCCCGCGGAAACCACGCGGAAAGACTGTCCTCAAGGCGCGCGAGCCAGGGATTGATCGCGGTGTTGAGGAAATCTTGCGCGCGTTGCTCGCGGTTTGCGTACGTGATGTTCGCGCCCCTGTTTGCGGCCCCCAACATTTCGGGCGGCACGCCGAAAATCTGTGCAACCTCGATCGCGTTGTGTCGCAGCGTCTCAAGGAACTGCGACTCATCGACGCCGATCTGCCACTTGTTCAGGTGCAAGCCGGCCCCGAGCACGACCATGTCGCGCGCGGCCTGTCCGTCCTTCACCCGCTTCTTGATGTCGCGCGCCTGGTCGGAGTTGATCAGTTGATCGGACTCCAACGTCGCGGTCGGGTGGATCCCGTTCCGGAACCAGTCGTAGCCGAACTGTTCGGCCTCAAGCCCGACGTTGATCGTGCGTGCCGCATACTTGATCGGCGACAAGCCCTCGAGCTCGCCCGGGAGTTGCGGGCCCGGCAGATGCCAGACCTGATCGGTCGTCAGCGTCTGCTGACCGATCATGAACTCCTTCATGCCGGTGTTCTTGTTCTTCTGGATCCGCACGTTGTCCGGCGCAATGATGTCGACCGAGGTCGGATACCCGAGTCGGTCAACGCCCGAGATCATCCCGTACGCGTTGCCTTTCAGCAGCAGCGACGCCATGACCTGCCACACCCAGTTCAGGCGTGACGCGTACACGGACGGCGACTGGATCTTCGACGGCACCGGATCGAGCGGCGCATCGCCCGTGAACACGTCGATCGGCAGCGCCGAGATCACGTCCGAGATGATGCGGACGCACGCGAACACGGTGTAGTGCCGCATCGCCGACTCGGTGCCGATCGGCAGCACTCCCCCGCCGTCGAACAGTCCTGCCATGCCGGCGGTCGGGATGTAGCCCGCGGGCAGCGGATTCGTGAAGAACCCGCCCATGTAGTCGCGCCGTTCAAGCGGCTTTTTGATCAGGCTCATCGGGCACCCTCACCGGGTGTCGTGTCGAGCGCGATCAGGAAGCAGACGGCGATGACGAGCAGTCCCGCGACAATGAAGCCGAGCGGAGCCCAAGCGAGCCATGCGCCGTACGAGATGAGCAGCGCGCCCGCAAGCTCGCCGACAGTTGTTACAAGTTCCCGCACTGCGATGCCTTCCGTGGCTTGTGGTGCGATCAGGTGCGGCTAAACCAGCGGACCCAACCGTCACGCACGTCGACCGTATAGCCGTACCGTGCGAAGCAGTCTTCGACCGGACCCCACTCCCATTCCAGAATGTGTGAGCCGAGATACCCGGTCCAGCTGACGTTCGTAGCGTTGCCCTCGGCGAGCGGCGCTTCGATGAACACCCGCTTGCAGTCGAGGCGTGCGACCAGCTGTTCCAGATGCGTCGCCTTCATGTGCTCGATCGTGTGCGTCGAGATGAAGGCGTCGCTGCGAATCACGTTGTATTTCCAGGGCCAGTCGAGCAGCGGCTGGACGTGATAGCGCCGGTCGGTGCAAACGCTGCGCTCCTGACCATCAGGCCAGATGTCGCAGTTCGTCCACGCTGCGATCTCGGTGTTCTGCGCCAGGACGGCGGCAGCGAGGTCGCCGGTCCAGCCGCCAAGCTCCACCACGCACGAATATTCAGGCAGCGTCGCGCAGAAGTCAGTAGCGGCAGCGAAGTTCGCGCCGTTCTGGACAGGATGGTCTTGCCCGACGATCTCGTAGAACAAGCGCATCTCTTCGAACGTGAACCGTTCGTAGCGTTTGCGCCACCAGTCCCACGTCTGTGCTTCCAAGATGCTCCTACCAGACGTTCGCGACCGGGTCGATGCCTCGGTGCGCAGCAAACAGGGCGAGGGTCGCAGCGACCAGCGGCGAGAGGTCGGCGCTCGCATCGCGGCGGGCCCAGATCCAGGCGTCGCCCGAGATCCGTTTGCGGGCCGCGGCGACGGCGGCGTCGAGGCTGCCGTTCGACCGGACCCCGATCGACTTGTCGATCACGCCGTCGTAGAAGTGCGAGCACGCGTGCGCGAGCTCCCGGCCCGAAATCGCGACCGTCGGGATGCCGTGCTTGGCGACCTCATCGCCGAACACGCCCGCGGGGCCCGCAGGGTCGTACGCGACCGTCGCGTTCCCCCACCGTTTCGCTTTCTCGACGACCTGGGCGACCAGCCAGCCGGTGCCCTGATCGTGCGCGATCATCTCGCACTTGCCGGTGCCGTCGGCGACGGCGATCGCGCTCGAGGAGCGCTCCGGGTTGCAGTCGATCGCGAAGAACAGGCGACCGTCCACGAACACGTCGCCGCAGACGGCGTTCCACACGTCCTGCGGGATGATCCGATCTTCAGTGACAGTGCGCTGGTTCAAGTACGCGCGCCGGAACTCGCCTTCGGTCATCGTCGCGCGCGCGTGCTTGACTGCCCGCTCATCGATCGTGCCGCCTGGACCGAACGCCGGCATGCACGACTTCCACGTTTCCGGGTCATCGATGTCGGCGTCGGGGTGTGCGGACCATTCGAAGTAGGCGATCTCGTCGTCGTCGCGGTCGTTCAGGGCGTGATCGCGTCCGGCGTCGACTTTGCGGTTGAGGTACGTGCTGGAGTCGGTCCCCATCGTGGAGACGACGAGCAGCTGGGCGTCCTTGCGGGTTGTCATCGCCGGGAGCATCGCCTGCTCGCGCCGATCGTCTTCGTCGCGGAATGCCTCGTCGATCACGCCGAGGTCGAGCGTGCGCCCGTGACCGGCGGATTCGGTCGACGCGAGTACGTCGAGTTGCGATCCGCCGACGAAGTCGATGCCTTCGGCTCCTTGCGACCGACGTACGCGCGCGATCCCCGATGCGAGGTCGCTGCGCTCGATCATCGGAAGCTGATCCTCGAGCATTTTCTTTCTGGCGTCTTGCCCGGTCTGCGCCGTGTACGCGACGCGTTGCGGCTTGCCCCACAGCACGCACCGATGCAGTTCCCACGAAAGCACCAACGTGGTTTTCCCGCATTGCCTGGGGATTGTGACCACGCACTCTCTATGTGCGGGCACCCAGATGCCGTTGACTTCTTTCAGTTCGAGTCCGACCTCGGCGACCATGTACTGCCACGGCATCAGCGGCGTCCCGAGGAGACGGCTGATGCGGAGCAGTTCGTCCGCCCGTGTGGGGCGTTCGGGCCGGCGACGGGTCGCGAACCGGGGTTCGCAGACTTCCATGTCTCCCCTGCGCTATGATCCTCTGCCGAGAGGTCGTGCTTCCTGTTCTTCCTACGCAAGGGTGGAATCAGAAATCGGCACTCTCGCCGTCACAGCCGTCGAGCCGCTCCTTCTCGGGATCAGCTCGGCGGTTGTGTCTTTTTCCCGCGGCGCTCGGCCTGGAACGGCTTGTCGCAGTGAGCGCAGCGTCGGTACTTCTTCAGGGTCGTCGACTCGACCCGGGTGTCGCGCCCGCAGTGCGTGCACGTCTGCTTGATCGAGTACGCCATCAGTCGTCTCCTCGGAGTTGCGTGAGCAGCCGCTCGAACGCGTCGACCTCGCGGGTTGCGCCGGCCTCGTAAAGCATCTTCAGCACCTGTCGGTACTCCCCGTGCAACTTCGCTTCAGACGGCTCCAGGTCGATTTCACGGGCCAGCGTCCTCGCGTGTGCGATGATTGCGGCGTGCTCGTCTCCGAGCCCCTGGAGGGCCGTGATGGCGCTCTCAAGCGCTTCTGCGTTGCTCTGCATAGATGCCTTGAGGTTTTTCGTGACGGGGGGGGATCGACTAGCAGCGGGTGCCCTGGCCTGGCCGGTTGGCTAAAAATGTCCGGTTTGCTCCCGCTCGTCCCATAACAACGTTATCGTAAGGCCGGCTGCAATGTCCGGTTTGCCGTGCTCGAGGCGGATTGAGCATACCCACCGTCTTAAGCAAGCGAAGAGCTGCTTAT